TATTGTTGAATTTACTGCGAAAGAATACTGGTTAGAAAACTATGCTTCTAAAAAAGACGAACTGACACCTAATACTATGTGGCGAAAAAGACCATATGGTCAACTTGCCAAATGTGCTGAGGCACAGGCACTACGTAAGGCTTTTCCTGAGATAGTCAGTCAGCATCCGACAGCTGAGGAAATGGAAGGCAAGCATTTTAATGAGCTTGAAATGGAAGTTAAAAATATAACACCAAAATCCCAAAGCATAAGTAGCAAACTTGATTCTGTATTATCTCATCAGGAGGAAGAGGTCAAAGTTCAAGAACCAAGCGAAACACTTTTAGAGTTGCTAGAACTTATAAAATTGCATAATGTATCAAGCGAGATAATAAACAAGTGGTGTAGCAAAGCTGGAGCTCTGAGTATTGCTGATTTAGGAGAGGAAAGACAACTTGCCTGTATAGAATATATAAATAAGCAGTATAATTATTCGCAGGATATGGAGGCGGCTTAAAATTTGTTAATTGACCAAATCATATTAATTGTATAAGTTAATATGAGTCGGTAGCGACTCGCTGATTTTTTTCATATATACACCTAAGAAGCTGGGATTTACCTCCTGGCTTTTTCGCTTTTTTGTATTTTTTAATAAGGGAAAATAATATAATTAATCTTAATAAATAAGAGTTTAATTATGTTATCGGATATACTTCAGTACATAAAATCTGTAATTTTAAGCAAATCATTTCTGATTTTCTTGATGGGTTTTCTTTTGGCCATTGCGGCGTTTTCCCGTTATATATTTGGTAATGACAATTTACTTGAAGAGCTGGGGGAATATTTTGTTTTCATGCATACCAATAAAGAGATTGATTTTTCCCCTGAGAATAATAATGCATCGGTAATTGATACCATAAGTACTACAGTTGAGGCGGTAAAAAATGCAAATAAGTAAAAAAGGGTTAGACTTACTTAAGACATGGGAACAAGGACCAAAAGGAGGATTTGCGTCAATTCCGTATTATTGTAGTTCTAATAAGCTAACAATCGGCTATGGGCATGTCATTAATCTTAATGAAAGTATCAAATACCCAATTTCAGAAGCTAAGGCAGAAGAGTTACTTAAAAAAGATATTGCTTGGGCAGAAAAGGTTGTTAATACGTGCGTAAAAGTTCCTTTAACCCAGAATCAATTTAATGCTCTTGTCTGTTTTGTATTTAATATTGGGGTTCTTAGATTTAAACAGTCTACTTTATTGTCAATTTTAAACCAAGGGCTTTATACTGAAGTACCACAGCAGTTGTTAAGATGGAATGTAGCTACCATAGGAGGAGTTAAAAAAACACTTGAAGGATTAACCAACCGAAGAAAAGCTGAAATAGCCTTGTGGAATGATCTAGGGAATTGAGCTTGACTAGCAAGTAATATTTGGTATGTTAAACGTGCGTGTCATTTTCTTTTTTCCTCTCAAATTTTTAAAAGCTTAAGAAAACATCTTAGAAAAGAACGTCCAATTTTTTATACATAACTTAGGTTATGGAAAATGTTGCTAATTTATCACGACAAAAGTTAAGAATAAAAAAGTAAATTAACTAAAAATTTACTACTCATGTTCACTACACATCTTTAACAATTTTTATCATATTCATCCTCTAAATCCTCATACTCTTCACCGCAAATTTTTTCTTTTAATAATTCTTTGGCGTATCCTAGCCTATGTTGCTTATTATCATAATCAACTAACTGATTTTTCCATTCTAGATACCACTCGCCTATTTCGTAGCAAATAAAATCCACTTGTTGCTTTGTAAATTTTCTCATTTTTTATATTCCTTTTCGTATTTATGTATAAATGATTTTAGTCATATTTAGGTTTAAATAACAATTGTTTGAAATTAATTAATTTATATTCCAAATCGTGATTTAATTTAAACAAAATTTCAATGGATTTTTCAAGTTCCAGTATACGTTTTTCTAAAATTTGAGTTTCCTTATCAATCTCTAAATTACGCTTAAACATCCATGACATTAAGCATATTATACCTACAATTAGTGATAATAACAAATTCAAGAACATAGCCTATAACCTCTCTGTCTTCTTCGTTTTTTAATAGCATCTATGATTAGCTCAATATCCTGCTCATCCTTAGAAGCTACAACTTTATAATTTCCTAAATTACCGCCTATTCTACCCCATGCACATATTATATCTATAGTTCCAAATAGTGTAGGTTGGAATATTATTTTGTAATATCTGTTTTCTTTGATCCAAAATAGCGGCATATAATTATACCTTTACTTCTTTAGTTAATCTTTTTTTAGGAAGTTTTGATATAGGTAATTTCCCACGAACTAAATTGTCTCTTGCTATTAGGTTGTCATATTCACTAGTTACAACCCAATCATCATTTAAACTCTCTGCATCTGACAAAAGACTATAATTTTCATAAATTGCCCCACCTGTTTTATTAAAACTTAGTCTCCTTAAGCGATCAGTTCTTTTGTTTTTATAAATACAATAATTTTTAGTTTTCCTCTTAATAACGGCATCTCGTTCGTATACCATTTTTATCGCTTCTATAAAGTTCATATTTATAATGCTCTAGTCCTTTATATATTCCTTAATATAATTTAATATTACATTGGTAATATTGGTCTTATTACGGATAGCTTTCACTTTTAGATTGTCCCTTAAAGATTCTGGTAGAAGAATTGTTATATTTACCATTTTTTCTTTTACAACTTCTTTTAGTGCTTTTTCTTTATGAAGATTGGAATTATTTTTTAGTTTAGGTTTTAAAGCCATTTTATTGCCTCCAGTATTTCATCTCTTATAGAATCTATTTCTAACGTTGCATCATTAAAAACTTGAGTATACACAGTATTTCCCTCGCTTGCAGAAGTTGGATATACCACCCGCTGCGTAGTATATGAATTAAGAACAGGTAGTTCATATTGTTTTAGAGCTTCTAATACCTCTTGACTTAGTTTAGTATTTTTAATTACTCTACTAACTACAAAAGCCGCTAAAGGCTTACCATTAGCAACTTCAGCTCTTGCTTTTATTATTTCTACTAAATCAGATGTTGCCCAGATATCCCAAGGAGATGGTTGAACTGGCACTAAAACAAAATCTGCTATTTTTACAGCAGCAGTAGCTAGTTTTGTTATTGATGGTGCTCCATCGATAACAATAAACTCATGCCCAGCTTTTACGGCTTCGATATCACTTGCGAGTGAAACTCTATCTAATCCTATAACTGGGATAATCCTACCATCATTTTCTACGTTCCAATCTCTAGCAGACCCTTGAGGGTCGCTATCAACAAGTAATACTTTATGACCTAAGTTCTGTAATGAGTGAGTCAGGTTTATAGCAATTGTAGTCTTACCGCATCCGCCTTTCTGGTTAAGTACTGCTATTATTTTCATATATATTAATATAATGGTTTAATGATAATATTATATACTAGTTATTATATATTACAATATATTAATACAGTAATATTACTATATAATAATTACTGTATATTATTATAAAACTTTTTTTGATTCTCCATTTTAAAAATGTCGTAAACAATGGCGATTATTCCTGCTGTTAGATATAATAAACAGGTAAGACATAGTAAGTTATATGGCAATCTTAAATCATTCCACAATTATAGCTTTAGACCTTGGTACTATTACGGGTTGGGCTATTAGAGAAAAACAAGGATGTATAACATCTGGTACTGTTAATTTTAAACAACAACGTTTTGAAGGTGGCGGTATGTCGTTTTTGCGTTTTAAACGATGGCTTACCGATTTAAAAGCGAATTTGGGAGCTATTGATGCGATTTACTTTGAAGAGGTAAGAGCCCATAAGGGAGTAGATGCCGCCCATAAATACGGAGGATTTCTTGCTCATCTAACCGCTTGGTGTGAACATCACCAGATACCATATCAGGGCATACCTGTTGGAACGATAAAGAAGCATATTACAGGCAAAGGGAATAGCCCTAAAGAGAGTGTTATTGATGCTATAAAAAAGAAAGGATTTGCTCCTATTGATGATAACGAAGCCGATAGTTTGGCCCTACTTGATTTTATTCTCTATGAGCAACATCAATTAAACTAATAAAATGAGCAAAAAAATGATTAAACTATTTTCAGTATTACTAATGTTAACTTTTATTTCTAATACTTATGCTGATGAAAGCTTCTACTTAAAAGGTGGTGTCGGATTAAATAACATTAAAACTACAAAATTCAGTAACCATGATTTTGAAGGGAAAGTTAAACTATCAGATAGTTTCCCGCTAATTGAAGCTGGTATTGGTTATAAATTTGATAACGGCATCAGGATAGAAACAGTAATTGATTATTACTTTCTATTTAGAACATCTGAAATATCAACAAATCCCAATGCTGATATATTTAAAATATCTACAAAAACCAAGGCAGATAGCTTAATGTTTAATATTTATAAAGATATAGCAGTTATTGGTAAATTTACTCCTTTTATTGGTGGCGGTATCGGTGTTGGACATTTGAAAGAATCAGCTGGAGGTTACGCTATTTCTCAGGATGATAATGTTATTTATCCGTTAGACAAAATCAGTAAAAAAAGAAATCAGTTTGCCTATAAATTAACCCTAGGTAGTGATATAAAACTAAGTGATAATGTAACTGGTGAAATCAGCTATAACTATTTTAACTTAGGCAGTAATAAAAGAAAAATCATAGGAGGGATTCAAAATATAGGTAATCGTACTTATGAAATCCACAATATAACTCTAGGAATGAGGTTTGCAATATGAAAATGAAAGAATTGCCAAAAGCTCCTATTCAGATACAAAGGGATGAGTTACTTGCAAGAGTCGCTGAGCTAAAAAAAGAACTAGCAGAGAAAAATCACACTATTGTAACCCTTCAAGCTGAAGTTAATCTTAAAACTCAAACCATAACACAGAAAGATAATACCATTGGAACTTTACAGTCTGAGTTAAATGCGAAGAGTCAGAGTATAACACAAAAAGATAATGCTATTAATGGTCTTCAAGTAGAACTTAATTTAAAAAATCAGGCTATAACTGAGAAACAAAATATTATTACTAATTTAGAAGCTACGTTAGCTTTAAATGGTGAAGCAATAACTCAGAAAGACCATGATATTGAAGAGTTAAGAAATCAATTATTTGAGTTACAAAATGATGTAATTATAATTGGCGATAATCATATTGAAGAAATATAAAATGATTAGTTTTCTTCTTGGCAATATTAAAAATATTGGACTTGTTATAATAGCTTTTTTTACTATTTATATTCTAAAAAGAAATAAGACATTATCAACTGAAAACATAAAGCTTACTGAAGATAACAGTCAAAAAGATAAAGTAATAAATATTCAAAATGAGGTGTTGGATGCTACTGAAAAAATTGACCCCGCTGATCTTGATACTAATCTTGAGCGGTTGTCAGACAAGAACAGATAAAGTACCTAAAATTAACCTACCTGAAATGCCTACAATATCATTAGAGGCAGTTAAGGAAGTTGAATCTGTTTGTATACCTCGCAAGAAATGCGATAACCTCAATAATTGGTTAAACGAGCTATATATTTTTAGAGTTAAATATAATATTTATAAAGAGGAGTTAGAAAAATGAAACTATTTATAATAAACTTATCATTATTTTGTATATTCACAATTATTAATATACTAGTAGTTACTTACAATATAGAAAAACATTCAGTACATCCAAAGTTCGGTATTTATCCTCAAAAAGCTTATGGGTGCGAGCCATGGGACAGCTGTAAATAAATTATGAAGAAAAAATCTCATTCTTTTTCTCATGTAGTGCCAGAAAAAGAAAATATACAAAGACTGAGTCTTGATACTAAATTGCTAGTAAATCCTTCTGGACAAACGGAAGAATTACAGCAAGAGATAAATTTAAACATACCTAAAAAGACTTGTAGTAAAAAATGGTTAATATTTGGTAGTACGATATTAGGTGCTGGCGTTGGTCTTGCTATGATGCCTATTTTTAATGAAGAAGTAGAGCATTTAGAGAATTACGGTGTTGATGTTCATGGTAATTCTACATTTTTTGCTATTTCAACAATTAATACTCTAATTGTTGCTGGAGCTTCTACTGGTTTTTATTTCTACAATTATTTTTTTAATTCGCAAAAAGAAGAAGCACCAGAACTTAACAAGATTCAAAAAGGGGCTTTAGCTTTATGTAAAGTTGGTGGTTTTGTAGGTTCTTTAATCCCTGTCGGTATGTTATGGAATATAGAACTAAACGATCAAAAAGTAGAGGGAACGCATGGGTTTGATCAATTTATTGCTTGGGCAACATTTACATCTCTACCTTTAATATTTTTCAAAACACTTAATAATTTTGAGCAGATTAGTAAATATATTGTAGGCAAATCTGAAACAGTAGATTTATCTAGTCTTGGTAGTAAAATTACTGTTTATGGACTATCTGGTATCTCATTAATAGGTAGAGGAATTAGTCTAACTTATATTTTTAATGAATTCCAAAAACAAATAGGTATAGATGAAAATGTTAGCTTACCAATTTCCATTATCACAGGTGGAGTCGTAGGAAATATTACACTTGGATTATCTGAGTATTCGAATTTAAAAAAGTTATTTCAAAAAAATGTAGAAGGAAGTAATTATAATTATAAACAATTACTCCTTGGAATATCATCGGTATTAGAAGGTGGATGGTTTGCATTACCTGTAGTATCTCAAGGTTTAGATGCTACAAAAGATTGGAACGCTCTGTTAAAAGGTGCTATTTTTGCTCCCTTTTTTCTATCCCATATGAACTCCGAAAGCTCGCATTTATACCATTCCATCTTACCTGAAACACCAGCTTTAGAAGAACAAAATAATGAAATTCAATTATTAGGTGAAACTCATTCTGAAATTTTAGAATAAATCTAACTAATACCCAGTTCTTCTGGCCTTGGATATCCAAGGATCGTCCCGCTAAAAGTACCGTTAAATATGGTTGCTTCCGTTTGTCTCATATATTTGCCTGTAGGGTCTTTATCACAATGCAAGTTTCCTATTTGAAGAAAATCTAGATAAGTATATAAGAAATCATTGTTATTAATACGCTCAAGCATCCTAGAACCTTTGAGCAAGTCTTCGCTCATGTCACAAACAAGAGAGACTAAAGCATCAAATTGGCATTGTTTTAACTTTACCTTTACCAGATTATTTATTATCTCTTCCCCCTCTTCTATAGAGAGTTTAGCACGATTAAAGCATTTTATAATATATCGCCCATCTTTGCCTAGTTTCATACACCATCTACTCCCTGTACAGTGTTATCTCCAGCTAGAATATATTGCCCCCATGCTGGATCACCACCAGCACTTTTGTTACAACTAGCTTTAGAAAAATACTGTTTTAATATTGTATAACCTGAAACTGTAATAAAATATAAATCACTAGTTGATATTGTATCAACTTTTGAGATATCACTATTTCTTATTGTTATTTCATTAAAATGATTAACATATACGTTTCCATTTTTGTATACCTGTCCTCCAATACATATACCCATCGATCCCCAGTTTTTGAGACGTACATTATCGAGATATAGATTAGCTTTTCTTATCGTAGAAATCGTATATACATATTTCTTTCCATCTGAATTATTATCAAGAGTAGCATTAACATACACATTTCTCATCATTACGTTACCGATTATAATATTTAGGAAACGATATAAAGTTGAATTAGAATCAACACTTTCTATTACAACATTAAAATCCTCAAAATTCTGTGTTTCATTATTTTGAACGGTTATAAAATCTCCTTTACAGTTAATAACCTGAATATTTAAAGTGGTATTTGTCTGAATATTTAAAAACTTACCATTACCTACTATATAGAAACATGCAGTATTAGCTGACATTTTTACTGTAATCTTATTATCATTTAATAAAGGTTTTAATGTAATATAACTTAAATCCCTATTAATGATTATAGTTTGTTTTATGGATACCACACTTGCCTGTAATATTATTTTCACATCATCTCTGTATCTGCCAAACGTTCTATCTATTACTCTAAGAGCTTCAGAAAGAGAAGTAAAATCAGCACTAATGTTATCATCAACTGTGTAAGTATAAGTTGTAACATTATTATCAAGATACCTATTCATTGATAAATAATCAGTATTACCACCGAAACTTATACTAAAATTGGGAGTTAACATTGCATGACGATTTAATATCATTACAAATCCAGGAGCAGTCTGAGAATAGATAGCCGTTATTTGCTGTCCTTTATAAAGTTTTACTGGAAAATTAATCTCATAAAATAGGTCAACTGCTACAAGACTATCTATTTGTATTTTAACTGGATTAGATACATCCTGCGTTAATATAAAAGATATACACTGACCATAATAATAGGCTTCTTTTTTTAATCCATATGCCGAATCTAGTTTAATTGTAGTAATAGAGTTTGCCGTTGTTATGCTATTTACTTGATAATCATTAACATAAGCATTACCGCTGGCGTCATTTTTTCTGTAAAAACTACCACCTTTATATACGGCAATAATATATTCATTTTCGGCAAAAAGATGATTTGTGCCATTGTTTCCAGTTAGTAATGGATAACTTGTGTCATTTATTTGAATTTTTACACTTCCAGTAAATGAAGTTGTGCATGAAAAAGCTACTTGCATTCCTTCTACTATATTTGTAATTGTTGCTCCATTAACTGGAGTTATTTTTATAGTTATATTACCTTGATTTATGTTATTGCTTACAACATTATAACCAGTTATGGCAGTATTACCTAAACTGCTAATTAGATTAGTAGCAGATAAACTCTGATCTACTGCTTGTCCGCTTTTGCGAATCAGCATTAAATCGTTTCCTTCAAATTTACTGCTACTTGTTAAACCAGTGATTTGAATATTCGTCATTTAAATATTTCCTCCGAAAGAGATTTTTTTCCAAGTAGTGCCATTACTAATAGCAAGGCAACCACCGTCTACATCAGTAACATAATATATTACTCCTTTATTTTCACTTGCACTTGGTAAACTGTTTTTTAATACCATTAAAGGGCGATTATTAAAATAGCTTAAGTATGCTACCCATTCGCCGTGATTATTAAATAAATAATTAAAATCTTGCCTGGTCGGTATTTCATTAAAATCAAAACCGACCAGTGTTTTTGCCGTAATCGGCTCTATTCTGTTAACTTGTCCAGATAAATCATTTTGCACAAGGTTTATAGCCCATCTTGCTACTTTATCTGGTTTTATAGGTTCAGCCATTTATTCTCTCCGCTAAGATACCGCCGCCAGCTATAAAGAAGTCCTGACCTTGATTATAGGTTTTTAACAAATTTAATCCTATTGTTTTTGGATTATCGACCATATATGATGTATCTCCTTCAACTACTAAAGAATACTCAAGCTGATATTGTTCCCCGTAGCTTGTTTGTATTGCATTTTTTTCAATACCTTTAAACGAATTTACTGATAATATTGTACTCTGATCTAAACTCGTTTGCAAAAAGATATCATCAATTGAATGAACGCTATAATCATATTCAATATATTGTCCTTCTCTGAATCTAAAAACATTCTGCTCCAAAGGATGTATGGATAATATATACCCTCCGACTCCAGCAGGTTTAATCAAATCAAGTAAGGCTTTTATGATATTCATTTTTTCCAAATCAAAGCTTGCTGCTATACTAACTGAAAAAGAACACGGGATTAGATCAGTAATTTTTATGATAACGGATTTAAAAAAAAGCGAGATAATACTTATTATTTCATCGCTAGTTCCGCATCCGTTATTAACGGCTATTTTGCTAATTATAGCAGTTCTATAATACTTATCACTCCTATAGTTTCGAAAGGCTCCTACTATTTCCCCAATCATGTCTAGGGTTTTCCCTTCAGCTGTAAATATTCCCATCCGATCAAACAAGTAAAATAAAGCATCTTCTATTTCTTGCAGTTTACCTGTAAAAGCAGATAGCAACTTGACGAAATTATAACTCTCTTTATCCTGTTGTACTAACCTGCTACTTGCTAGTTCAACGTGATTTTCTATGTATTTTAAAGTCATGACGAAGTAATATTTATTTTTGATGGATCAGTAACAATAATCTCACGGCTATCGATAGTAATGTTTGCTGCGGTTTTCGTAACATCGCTCGCCTCTGGATTATCACTTTTCCCAAGTAGTATGGAGGCAGTTAGTATTCCACTGTGTTTATAGATAATACCAAAAAATGTCTGATAAATTAAAGTTTCACCAAGTGTTAATGACAAGATTTCATTTATAATCTCTGATTTTATTGTATCAATTGAAGCTACAGTAAAGGTACTGTTTGTTGTCAGGCTTATATCGATAAAAGCATAGATTTTCCGAGCTTTGTTAAACTTTACTACCTGCTGATTATTAGATAGATCGGTAATAGTAACTGCCACCTCGCCTACGCAAGCGATACCTATAGGCTTATACATCCATATTGCCTCTGCTATGTCTTCATCACTTCCTCCGTTAACAGTTATTAAGAAACTGTGAGGAGTAAGTATCCCTATAGTCTGATCAGTGATATTTTCTTCGACTAATACAGCGGTAACCTCTTTGAGATTCAAGATTTTAGCCCTGAGCGATTCAAGTGTGCCTCGTCCAGGCAAAGATAATGATATTTTTCTTCGCTCTCGCAAATCGTAATCAGTTTCGTTATCTCTACCGGTAACTCCAGCAGCATCATTATTAATTGATATCCACCCTGGAACTAAAGTCTTGATTTTATTTAAACTATTAACAGGAACAGTAATACTTCCTTTTACTTCTGATATAAACTTGCTGCTCACAGTAGTATTTATAATGGTTATTCCGCTACTTACATATATTGTAAAAGTAGTTCTATAAGAAACGGATTTTATATTTAGGTTTGCTTCTATAACCTCCGTTACTAAAATTTCTTTTAAAACTAGGTTCTGATCTATTAAAGCTTTAAGTGCTGCTGCTATTGTAGAAGCCGTATCTTGCTCTGTTTTTATATAGGATAATACTACGGCGTTAATTGTCAGACTATAGTTTGCAAGCGTATTATCTGTGAGTTTCAAAGATATACCGACACATGATTCATTACTGACAATAACCTCGTTAGATAATAAAAAATTGTTATCTTTATTCTCTATATAAGCAATACTTCCTTGTGGAATTACCGTATAGTTCTCAGCCGTGATTTGAGCGGTAACATAACTATAGCTGGCCTCTAATCTTTTTAAGCCGATTAACCCGCATTGGTTATCTAAACTCACGCCTTCAGCAGCTGTTGGTGACATACTATCGTATAGGGACGCAGCAGCTTGCCAGATTAAAGCTTCTCTTTCTGCGAAAATATTAACGATATTTGAAATAACAGTATTATCATCAAAATTAAGCTGGCCTAAATTAGATATCAGCTCTTCTTGCAGTTCTTTTGTTATTGCCTCAAAAGGTTTAGGAGCAAACCCTTGAGCTGTTAATCCATAGTCGCTCATATGCTTATTTCTACTTCATTATCTAGATTATCTTTTATAGTGATATTGATTGTAAGTGTTCTGTTTGCATTATCAAAAGCTATATTAAATTCTTTGATATCAGCTACGCCCCCCACTTCTCTTATAGCATTTATGAAAATAGCCTGAATCGTATCAAGGGAGTTTTTAGTACCTAGAATGTCATTATAATAAGGCATGCCAATCTCACTATCTAGGAAATACTCCCCTTTGAATAATAGCAAAGCCCTTTTTACTCTCTGGGCTACAACGCTTGTTTCATCAGTGAGTTTTAAATCAAAATCAATAATAGCTAGATCATGACCGCCTGTTAGTAATATATCGTGTTTCATCATTTTGCTGGTCCTGTTGGTACTGGATTTGGTGCAGGTTCAAGAGCTGGTATATAATCGTGAGTATGTAAGTTCAAGTCTATACCACTTTTTGTTTTTACGGAATTACCTGTAAGAACAGCAGAGCAGGTAGCATTACCTTTTAACTCTGAAGTTCCAGTTATTTCAATATTGCCGTCAATTTTCATATTACCTTTTTGAATAAAAGTTGGCGTTTCTGTATTGATAGTTCCGCTTGCTTTAATACTAGCAGTTTTTGTTTCTATATTAGCATTTTCACTCGATTTAATATCAGCGACCTTACATTCAATACTTATATTCTCAGCAGCTTTTACACTAGCATTTTTACATTCTACTGCTGTATTTTCTGAAGATTTAACTTGAGCAGTTTTGCACTCGGCATTTATATTTTCTTCGGCTTTAATACTCGCATTCTTACAATTAATTATAACATTTTCGGTTTTAATATTCACCTCAAAAGCATTATGAATATCAATTATTCCACCAGGTTTTAGTCTAATCTTTGAATCTGAAAACTGAAGTAATACATCTTCGTTATTTTCAGCCGCTGAGACTTTGCTAAAAGGATTAAGCCCGATAATTGCTACTGCGTCGCTTAAATGATGAACTCGCCTGCTTTGTGGAACTGCTCTAGATGCCCCAAGTAGCCAGCTGCTTGCGTCTCTATCTAAAAACACAAGTAAACATCCATCACCTGCTTTTACAGGCATTGTTATTGATGCTCCTCCACTTCTAGGAAAGATAACGGGTACTCCTGAAATCATAGGGTAATCGCTATGACTTCCATCGTGATATAATTCTTTAATATCAATTTGTACATCGGCCTGCTGTGTTTTAAAATCATATTTTTTAATGATAGCAGGCATTGCTACACGCAAATTGGTAGCTATCTTTTTTTGTAATGCTTCTATAACCTCGCTCATATTTAGTCTTTTAGCTCCTTTTGTAAAACCTTATCAAAAGTCTTTAGTTTATGAGTTTTATTCTTTTCTCCATCAACTAGTATCATGTAGTCACCAAAATCGGCTTTACCATTTGCATATTTTGTGGTTGCTTCCAATACAATATCTCGCTGACTAATAATTACTCCGTATGAATCAGTTAAAGATATCACTGCTTTATATATTTCTTTCCTGTTGTAACCTTTGACTTTTAGAACCCAGACAAATTCTAGAATGGCATAAGACGAAATAAAAAGGGAGTTTTCTTGAGTTGCCTTGCTTAAAAATTCCTGGGCTTCTTTAGCTTGTTCCTTATCATCTTCTAAGTAAGCTCTAACAAGCACATTAGTGTCAACTCCTATCATTGTTGATCACCGCTTTACTAATTGCCATATCCATTTCTTCAATTGACATCGGTTTATTAAATTTATTTTTTCCTAATCCAAAAAATTCCCTTATACCTTTTCTTAAAGGGCGTAGTTCTATGATATTATTCTGTTTGAGTTCCATCACTATCTCTGAACCAGAATGTAACCCTAATTTTGATCTTAGAGGTTTAGGTATTATTAACTGACCTTTAGAAGATAAAATACTTTTTGCGTTCATTATAAATAACCAATTTATGCTTGATCTTAGTAAGATAACACATCTTACTATCTAATTCTATCAAAAAAATAATTTATCAAAGAGAATAAATCTCTAAAGTAGAATACCAGTCGTTTCCTCGCATGTCGCCGATGTGGGTTATTTTCGCTACTTCAAATAATCCGTTTAAGTCCTGACTTTGTAGGCGTATTACATCGTGAATCTGTAATTTAGGTTGTAGTAAACATTGCACCGATCTGGATTTTTTACTCATTTTTGTTATTTCTGACTTCTCTAGTTTTTTTGAGACTTTTTTTACCGATTCAGGATGTAGAATTAGCCCTGTTTCTGGAGTAAGTAATAATATTTCTTTTTTAGAAGATGACTTATTACCTTTGATAACAATAATCCCATTCTGCATTGACCAATCAAAATTAAAATTTACAGCTAGGTTATTCATGACATAATCAAGAGAGCCGACGTCGCTATAACCAGTTGTTATTACTTTATTTTCGTCAATATCTATGGTCTTAAATTGCTTCCCAGTCTGTTTTGTAATCTCCTGCATGATTGTAGAGAGTTTTAAATTGGTATCATAGCCGTAGCCAAAGCTTACTGGTTTAGTTCTGGTAGTTCTTATCCCTTCTGCCAAGTACATTTCAGTTACTACTTCCGTTTTATCTCTATTATGTTTTATCTTTGAAATATCCCCCTGTCCTATTTCAACTAGCCCTTCACCTTTAGAATATCCAGCGAGTACCCTACATATTGATTCTTCTTCTGTAATCATTCTCCTAGTATCAGGAGCAAGGTTATAGATTTCAATTTTGGCCATGTTTTCTTTAGGTTTGGCAGACTTAATAATTTCAAATTTGATTTTGCAATTCTCTATCGTAATCCGCATTTTACTATCTATTATGACTTTACAAACCCTATCAAAGTAAAACACGGGAATTAACTTTCTAAATTATTAATATCTTCAGGCGTTAGATGTATAAGCTTTACACTCCCATTTGCCATATTATCATAATTAATATCCTTGATTGTATCTTCATCAGTTACAGGAATTAGCATGCAATCAGGTTTTTCTAAATCATAACAATACTCCAGTACATCAAAACCCAGTACCAGCTTTTTATGCTGCACAAGTAACTTATTATCTTCCGCTCTAATGCTTACATACCAGCTATCGCTACGAATGTGGTAGTATGCTTCCAAAGTGTAATATTTTTGAGTAACCCCAAGTACTACCTGCGTTTTAAAGCGATAACCTTCAAACCACTGTATATAATCTAATGAGCTGTTTTTTGACATTATTAATAAATATTTTAAAAATAACTTTTTACCTTATCAAACATACTAGCTGCAGCACTAGTACCTTTTTCAGATATACCCTTATCCTGCATAGGACTTGCAATCGCCATAGTATCTTTATCTTTATAGGTGGTATAAAAGGATTTTTTTATGCTCGCAAACCTGACCTGTACTAGTTCCGCAGAAAACTCCAATCTTTCTCCAGTATTTATGTCATTATTAAAACTGATATTTTCAATAGCCATGTTTTTAAAGACATTTAGCTTGGTTACAACATTAAGTAATTGCCTGTTTTCATATAAATTAGTTAACAACTGATAAGCCTGCACGCTAGGTTTGGCAGACTTTTGAAAAGGTAAAAATGAATTAATACTATTTATGATTTTATCAACAGAGTTATTCTGCAGCGGAGTCTCAAGAATACCGAATATTTTAATCGGACTATCTGTAATATACCCTTCTATTTTTACCTTAAGGGAATTTTTAAAAATATGATCACTGATAGCTTCTTTGGTCTCAATAGGATGCTCGGTAATAGTAGAGCTTAAAGTAATTACTTCGGTAAGCGATGCGTCTAATACTAAATCACCGATCTTTGTCTTGTTATTATTACCAAAGAATAATGATTCTACGCCTCCAAAAAGATTTGATGCTCTAAATAGAGATGTAATAATTGATGCCATCTATGTCAGTACGCTCCAATTGCTGCTAGTGTTTTTTCTGTTTCAAACTCCTGATGTTTTTCAAGTTCTCTTTTTACTAAATCAGTTATTACCTTAGCCTGCTCGGCGGAAGTCCCGACTGGAACAGTTATATTCATATTAAACGAGTTTTTCTGCGTAATGTTATTATGATGTTTTTTTAAATTGGTACTGTGCATTATACTAGGGGAAGTAGCTAGCTCCTCGGGAGAATAAGACGGCATACTAAATACTTTTGCCCCTAAAGGGGGATGTCCCGCTGGCAAGTCCATATTTTTTATTCTTTTTTCAATATCAAAAAAATCTTTTATATTGTCCTTAAGTTCTACGCCGAGTTTCCAAGTTTTATTTGGAAGAGATAACAGGCCATCTTTTGCTTTTATTATCCATTCCCACATGAACTTCAATGCTTCTACTACTTCGTTAATTCGGTCTTTACAAAACTCCCAAGCATCGCTTTTTAAAAATCTGTTAATCAAACTATCGCCGCCTTCAATGGTGACATAAATCTCATCTATAAGCAGGACTAACACAGCAATAATGGCAGTAATAACTAATGTTAAAGGATTTGCTAATATTGCTACCGCAAATGCTCTAAAAGCGAGTACTGCCGTCCAAATGCTACTTGCAACTCCAGCAAACCAAACAGCTAATCCGATACCTATAACAGCAGTAATTAAGTATTTCCAGCCAACAGTAGCAGAGACAAGCATATCAAATATACCGATAATACGACTGATTATTGGCACAAGTAGTTTAAATACATCTGTGACAGTTTCTATGGCTTTTTTTAGTTTTCCACCTATTAAATCCTTATTTACAATCATCCATTGCTTAAATGATAATACTACCTCATTAACGGCAGGTAACATATCAATTACAAAAGAATTGCGTATTTCCCGAGTTATGGCAGCAGTAGTTTTTAGGCTTGCATTAAATTTATCAACTTCAGCAATTTGCTTAGGAGTAAAAGTAGAGCCGTTTTCATTCTCTCCTTTCTTATAACTATCAACATCTTTTAGAGTAGACCTTAAGCCAAGACCAAATCCTCCCATGATTGCCGCTCCTGCTATCGCTACCTTGCGAGAGGCGGCAATCATACCAGACCGCCAGCTTGCGAAGCGATTTCTAGCCTCTAGCCTCTGCTCTTCCCTTAGCTGCCGTTGTCTTTCTAAAGATTTCTGTTTTTCTGCTTTTTGTTCTTCTCTTAATTGTAGTCGCTTTGCTCTTTGTTCTTCTTTTATTTGTTGTTGCTTCTCTAAATGTTTTTGTTTTTCTGCTTGTTTGACTTCCTTAATTGCCTCCTTTTCTAGCTGTTTTAGTGATTTGAGTTCATCCTTATTCATTAGCCAAGTTACATCATCAGTGTCATCTCGCAAAAATTCAGCATGTTTTGAGGCTATTTCCTGCTTAAAGTTAGCTATTTTCCTTTGGGCATCACCTATTATTTTAGGCATTTCTAAACCCGTCATCTTGTTTTTGACATCATCTACCACCCGTGAGACCTTATTTAAATTGCTCTCGTCAATATCAAAACCCAGTCTTATCAGTAATTCTCTAGCTATCATTTTTGTATTTTTTTGTATGCTTCGGCTTCTACGCAAGCCTTCATATCAAGAAGGGCATTTGCTTTCATAATATCATCAAGAGACATTATACTACATACTTCCGTATAAGTTACTAACCCCTCCAGTATTGGACGCCAAATGATTAATTCTTCTGCTAAATCTTGATCTAATCGCTCAAAGAAGTTGGAGCTTGGACATCCGCTGTCGTTTCTACCTTCTTGCTTATCTGCTCGTCGGTATCTTTTTTTTTATCTTTAAATAGATCAAAGAACTCACTAAAATTGCATTCTAAAACAAATTGCAGAGCCCCAATTAATTCCAGATAATTATTCTGGTATATTCTATCAAAACTACCTCTATTAATAACCTGTTCGTCTCTAATGGTATTTGCAAGTAATTCAAGAATAAAATCGCCATCTTCATCTATCGCAATTAGTTCATCGATAACTTTTGAAAAGTTGATTTCATTATCTAGCAAGCGAGAACTATCAGATGGTACAATTCCACCAAATGCTGTGCTAAATAGCTTGGCAATTTTCCTAGCAATCTTATATCCCTTCATCGCAGGAAATAAAGTACAGTCGTATCTATGTCCTGCTACGATTTTATTTCTTGTTTCTATCACTATTTAACCCCTCCGACAAAGTTGCTAGGATTAATGCAAATAATTGTCCATTCTCTATTCTTGTTATCATTGCCGAACTCAACAGTGGCCTGTTTCTCAACATAAGCATTAACGCTCGTAAATAATGTAGTACCAGAGTTATCTTTAATCATAAAATTGAAAACTCCAGCATTACTTTTACGATCGGCTTCTAAAAATGAACTTAAGACATCGTTTGAAGGTGAGCTTTGAGTTAGTGTTAGAGTTACTTTAGCTATATTCTTGTTCTGCCTGAATCTTGTAACATCGCCGTGAACATCTGAAGTAATACCATATTTAGCATCTTCAGTATCTACCGCTAGCATACTATCTTCTGCAAACCCTTGAATTGCACTAACTCCTACTATCACGCCAATTTGATTGGGGTCAAAAACTTTTATTGCCATATTTAGTACCTTATTAAACTGTTAATATTCCTGAAATACCGATTTTATGTATTGCTCCAGCTAGCCTTGCTTCAAATTTAACATCAGGTAAAGTCCTGTTGGTTCTATTACTAACTAGTACATCTCTAACATCGGGTACGGATACTTTGATACTATCTCTATCAAGAATTGATTTATCAGCTGCATCATTTAAAGTGTTTCTTACGATGCTTTCAACAATACCGATACCTTGGTTGGTAAAAGGTATTTTATCGGATGTAACAAGTGCATTAGCAAGGGATAGCTTCATCTGAGAAGTAATCCAGTCTATACCGATCATGATATCGATATACTCACCTTGAGCCGTAATACCATCTAGCATTATATCCCTGCCGCCGAAGTTGACGTAATAATTTCCTTTATTAGTAGATATTACTGCTCTCTGCGTGGAGCTAAGATTATCAGCTACGACATTTGTTAAAGTTTTATAAGCCCAGGTACTACTCCCTGCATTTTTAGTTAGCATTAAACCAAACCACGCAGCTTCAGGATAGGAAGTATTTGCTCCTGTATTAAAAATGGTAAATGTTCTATCGTAATTTTTAGCTTTTAGTTTGTAGATGATATGAGATTGATCATCTTGTACATAAGTTTTTACATCGCTGGAAGAAGTGCCGAATATTCTGTAATTATCGGCTTGGACTAGAGCTGCAATTGCTAGTACGTCAACTGAATCAACACTGGTAATCATCACGCCATAAAAATTACTCTTCTTAAGAAGAATTTTAGGATAAGCTTGCTCAAATGTTTCATCTTTAAATACTTGACCTATTAATAACTTGGTTGGCCTGATTTCCTGACCAAAATACAGCGATGCTGCCTTGTATTCTTTAGTATCAGTAGCAAAATCGCCAGTAACCTCTAGCAAGCTTCCATATTCTTTAACACGTATAGTCTCATCTGCTACTACATTTGCAGTTTTTTTTGCACTTCCTATTACCAAAAGAGTATCAAGTGAAATAGGTTCAAGACCCATAGTCGCTCTTGTGATATTTATTTTTACATATTCATCTATTAAAGCCATTTAAATACCTACCTTTACTGTATATTGTTTATTTGATATGCCGTCATTAAAAACCACTTTTTCAATTATACCGACATTATCCTCTATCGTCTTATTAAAAGCGATTTCCAGCTCTAGAATAGCCTTGCTTTCCATTTGTTCATTAAGCATTACAGGTAGAGCTGAAACGTTTTTGATTACCCTATGGAGTGCTAATTCTCCTTTAAATACGCTATTTTGTAGCTCGGTATTAAAAGCACTATACAAGCTACCTAGTAAGTCCTCTGCTTCATGTAAAACATCGCTAAAAGCAATAAAACTAGCCGTCGTAACCATAGATGTCGTGATTTTCTGATATCCGCTCGCATCTGTTGCTCTAACAATCGGAGTACCAACGTTTTTAAAATTAGCTAAGGATATTGTAACAAAAGGTTTTTTAGGCCTTGGGCTACTCTGATTGGCAAATATTATTTTTTCTACAGGTAGCAGAGGTATTGCCTGGGCGGTAAAAGCATGCATGTTACTATATAGCTGACTAATTAGCATCGACATTCTCCCTTACTACCAAAACCTCATAATGAGCGGTCGGATATTTTAAATTCTGATGAGCCGTAACTCTTATTACCTGATATCTTTCCCCTTCAATCATAACTACATCTGGTTTGCTTTTATTTACTTTTGAGGTTTCTAGTTTCGTATTAGTAAATAAAGTATAACTCTCTTTGGTGCGTTCCCCTTCAGGTAGTGTTTGCATTATTTCGGCATCCGTAGCCTGAACGCTGGCTTTAATTGTAAAAGAAGTATCTGCTCCGTCTTGCCATAAACCGTTAGCATATTGACCTTCACCTATTCTTAAAGCAGTTAAATCTCTTCTAAAAACATCAAACATTTAATTTTCTATTTTATAATGAATAGAGCCTCGCATTTCGCCAGTATCAATAAGAGTTTTACTACTACCTTTTCTTTTAATTGTAGCTGGTGAATTTGGCGGCGGCATATTAGAGGAAATCTTCTCTTTTATGTCTCCGACAATTTTTTCACCAAGAAGTCCCAAATATTGATTTACGTCCACTTCTTCAGTAAGTAACCTATCTACAATTTTATCTATACTTTTCCCCCATTCCTGATTTTTCTCATCCGAAGTACTACGTATAAATGAACGCTCCGGAATATTACTTGTTCCATATTCATTAGCTAAAGCACGATTTACTATAAGCTCACCGTTTTTACCTTTTCCGCTATCTGCAAAAATACCTACTTTTAAAACTTTACCTTTAAAATTCTTTATCGCTTTTTTAAATTGTTTTAATCCAGTATCCTTATCAACTATACGAACCATTATAAGCAACTTCTAGTAATCGGGGCGATCGTAACGCTTTTTAATAAAGCCATGTATTTGCCGCCGTAACTGGATAAATCGTATTCAGAATTAATATTTGTGTTTACAGCATAATTAATATTTAATTTTCCTTCTGATACGGAAGTTACAGCTCCACCAGCTCCCTTTCTTTTTAACGATAGATCAATATTATGAGCGGCTAAATACACGATTAAATTATCTCTTATCGGCACTCTTATATTTTGCGATATTAATTCATCTGCCATGGCTAAATGATCATTTATAACATCATCGCCGATGTCTTTAAACTCATCGGCAATTCTTTTAAAACGGAGCAATAAATCCATACTCATAAGCAGCAGGTTATTTCGCTGCTCTTATAGCAATCGCATTCGGTTGTCTTACAACCAAACCACCATGTCTTGATACGCAATAAGAAATATACTCCAGTCCTACGGCTTGTAACGGCTTTGCTTCAAAAGGTTCTGCCATTACATGCTCTATAAAATCCCGATCGTTATTCATGATAACAAAACCATCTTTAGTACCACCGCTAGTTACTGCTTTAGGCGTAGTATCAAAAGCTTTTGTTAATTCTGGAGCAACAACGATTTTTATACTTTGGGCAGTTTCAAATTGGGTTTTTACAGTAATTCCATTGTAAGTATTAAATATCAGAGTATTAATAATATTATACATACCTGGTGAAATTAACATTATGTTAGGATATATTAAATTATTACTGTTCGTTAAAATACTATTATAAGCATCTGTTAAATCCTTATATACATCGGTAGCAGCAACAGTAGACAAAGACCAGTCGGCTACAGTTTTTGTCGGAGCAGCGACATAAGGATTATTAAATAATCCAGATAACCCAAGTTCTTTATAGCCAAAAAAACAGGTAGTATTCATAAGTTCAAAATTTGAACGCATGGCCTGTCTCTTAAGAGTTCCTACTACATCCCTTCTTAAAGCTGAGGATGCTAGAATATCCCCGTCACTAAAAGCCAAAGCACAAGCAACATCTGCTATGACGGATGAATATTGTTTACCGCCAGTGCCAACAAAAGGTACATCAGTATTTTTACCATTCTTAACTGCCGCATATTTTGATTTACCAAAACCTTCAAACATTGCGTAAGTATATATTGTCTGGTATTTATCCACTTCTTTTTCATGAAACACGGAAAAAGCAGTTAACGGACTTCTTAAAATATCGTATTGTTTTGGATCAAAGGCCGTTAATTCATTTGTAAAGAACATCAGCTCATTAGCATCCACCCTACGATTAGACCCTAAAAAGTTACTATTTGATCTAAAAACAGGTACATTTTCCATAAAAACCTCTTATAATTTATTTATTTGAATGACAGCTAAGTTATTTGCCGTTGGAACGCTAAAAAATGTTCCTATTGAAATAAAAGCTTCACTTCCAGACGTTGGATCGCTATCTGCGGCTCTAATAGTACCGATTAAAGAGGCGGTAGCAGATGCCGTCTGATACCAGGCTTGAGTTTTTCCAACTGTACTTTGACTTACCGTAGCACCTACTTGAATCACTACTCTTCCAACTTTTACAACTGGCACCATTGACCCGATAGGATAAGTATGAGTATTGTTTGAAGTAACATTTACTACCTGACCAGTTGTAGTATCGGTAGATAATACCCCACCAGCTACAGCAAAATTACTTTCTATCGCTATACCCCAAAGAGTACCGCCAGCAACTAAAGCTTTGACCTGTTTTGTAGGGTCTGTTCCAAGTTGAACGGGTTGACCAAAACTAATAGCTGTTTCAGCAGCATAAGAATCCACTTGCGTTAGTGAAGTATCTAATATTTGTCCTAAAAAATAAGGTTTAGATGTTAAAGCATTTGAAAAACTTGTTTGCATATTATGATACCTTTTTTTCTTTTAATTGTTTAAATATTCCGTCTCTCATACTGTTATTAATGGATACGTCACAATTTTGCTGTAGAACTCCAAAAACTCCTTTTGTATCAACATTAGATACTTTTAAACTAGTACCTACAAAAGTCTCAAACATACCTTTGATATATTCATCCGATTTACCGGTAAAATCTATTGCATCGGTTCTGTTTGCATTCATGGCAGCTTCCATGATTTCTCTATCGGTATGAGCTAGATACCCAAAACTATCATTTTTTAAGAACGGCATTGCTTGAGCAAATAGAGCTACTCTCTCTATTACCGCTTTTCTTATGAGATCATCGGTTCTGATGGCTTTTTCAGCTTCAAGCTCCTTTTTAGTTGCCGCCCAAGCTTTCTCTACGTGATCTAGTTTTGTCTCAAGAGTTATTAATTTATTTTCTAATAAATTCTTTTCAGCTGTTATTGCGTCTAGCCTTAATTGTAGCTCTCCGCTATCATTTTTTGTTTCTGCCTTGTCATTAGACATACTAACCTCATTTTGATTGTTAATTTCGAATACTTCTTTTAACTGTGCGGCATTATCAAATCTGAATCTGGCATCACGACCCGCTCTACCTTGCGGTACTGCGGCTAAATGGTTATAAACAGGATTTAACTGCCGATAATCGTATTTCTCACCTTTATACACCCCTTTTTCCTGTACTAGCTCTACTTCATATCCATAAGAAAGCTCCGTAAGGCTACCGCTTAATATTTGGTCTATAACGTCTTTATGAGTAACCGTGATTGAAGTAATAATTTTATCATCGATTATGTCATATCTCTCACCCGTGTAGCCGACCTGATATTTTGCAGCGTTGCTGGAATCAACAAACTCTGGTGGGTGATTAGCGGTTACTGGTATCATCTTAAGAGTATCTAAACTCTCTTTTTTAAAAATGTCGTCTGGATGTCTAAGTTCTCTTCGCACGCTCCCGTCTAGGTTTAAATACTCAAAAACTCCAGCACGAGATGCTACGACTTCACCTTGTAAATAACCGTCTTTGGTCTTTTTAACCTTAGGAAATTTGACAGTATCAAATCTAAAACTTTTTTGATTTTTCATAGCAAATTATTAACGTTGACAAACTAATCTAGGCATGTAAAACTTGCTATTACAAAAAAAGGGCAAAAAAATAGCCATATATTAAGATTGCCGCATACTTTTTTTGTAAATACCAAGTCTTTAAGATGATTCGCTGCCCTCCAAGACTGCCCATCATCTTAAAGACCGATTTTCGGTCTATTTTTTCTTTTTACCTCTTTAACTTCCGACTAACGCCTTTATCCTCATATATTAATTATTGCAACAGAAGTACAACGGCATAAAATATCTTGCCCAGGATGTAACAGGACAGCTTTTACCCCATCACGCTTTTTCCATTTCTGTTCTTCTTTATCCTTATAAATATTAGCATCCTTCCAGCTACATATTTTATCTTCTAGCACCTCGTGAGAATGCCTGACCCTTTCATCACGAGAAGTTAACCATCTATACTCGGTAATACCTAAACTTAGGTTACGCTGACGAGTTAAACTCCCATTAAATTTAGATATCTGATCTCGCGCTATAATCCTTGCCCTATTTTTAGATACTTTAAAAGCCTTCTCTAATTCTTCAGCTAAAGTTCTATAGCTATACCCAATTCTAACGGAATTAAAAACCGCCTCTTCTACTTTTCCTAAAAGATTACTAGGTATGGTTTTAATCAATCTAGTATTCTCTGCTATCCACATTTTTAATTCATTATCAATGTGAATATTCTTTAAGGTAAACTCACTTACTCTTAATGAAGATTTTATATTACTTGATGAATTAAAAAAAGCCTTTTCGTGAAATTGATTAACGCTAATAGCAATATTTAATAACTTAGATAAAAGCTTTTTTGTTTCAAACTCTATTTTCCAGCTTAAAAATTCTAAAAACCTTTTGAAATCATCGTTGAAATCATCGTTTTTTCTTAAGAATTTATATTCATTATTACTCTGCAGGAAAGAATATAAGTCATTTTTTACCAAACTATTAACTCCTCTGGTAAAAGTTAGTAGTTTTTTTTCATAAAATTTTTCCCAAAAAATTGGATAAGCAATTTTTAATCCTTGTTTTACCATTGTTATTCAGTTTTTTATAGCATTTGCTTCGCTTGGGGCTTGGTCTGTTACAATATCGATATCCAGTTCTTTTTGAATTATCTGTAAAGCATCGACGCAATATTCTATATTATTTTTTACACTGATTTTTCTTTCGTTATCAATTATGGAAGGTTGATTTGTTAATCGTTTTATATAATCCATAATTATCAATTGAAAATCTAAAGTTAGTAAATCAATCCTATTTCTAAACTCAACTTGATCATTAATTAAATCTTCTATTTTCATTTAAACCTCTTTTTATTCATATTAATTATTATTTGTAGGAATATAAGTAGCTAAGAATTCCCTGATTTTAGTTATGTCATCTTCTAATTCTGACAATGATAATTCTGCAGCGTTTTTTAATTCTATAAGTCTTGAACTATTTAAATCTACATCACTACTAAATATCTGACTTGCCCAGTTACGCAGAGAATTAGCATCAGACATAAACCAGTTAAGATAATTAAGTGCTTCTGGATTCATCGGTTTTATTACTGGTTCTGGGGTTGGGTCTATGTTGTAAGTACTTTTACTCATTTAATTTGCTCCTTTTTCTAATGATTCTATTTTTTTTGAAAGTTCCTGAATTGCTAAAATAGTATAACACAATAAACTATCGTATTTAATACCTATTATATCCCCTTTTTTCTGGTTCTTTACTTTTATATATTGCTGTTCATCTACTTTAGGGGTGTAATTTTTTATAGATTCTTTTATTTCTTTTTTATTAATTTTATCAAATTCTATTGTTTTAAAATTATCTGTGCAATTATCAAATAATTCCTCTACTTCTTCTGAAAGTAAACCTAAATGAAGTTGTTTATTTTTAAAATATTTTCTAGTTTTAGTTTTTTCGTTATCATTATCTAAGATAGGCGTTTTTAACGCATAGCTATAAATATTAAGTTTATTTAAACGTTCTAGATAGTTCTTATGTTCTTTTTTTCTAATGCTATGTTTTTTCTTCTTAGAACTAGAAGTAACCAAACTACCACTAGATGATATATAAGATTGCCAACTTGATTGTGGGTCGTTGTCCTCATCAGTAAAAATAAAACCTAAATCATCAAAAGTCTGGATAGTTTGAATATAATCTCCATTCATAGCAATAGAAGCTGTCTCATTATTTGAATTTGTTTCTATTATAGCAGATGTCTTAGAGTTTCTAACATAAGCTCCTCTTAAATCTAAATAAGCACTACTAGCCCGCATGTATATTTGATAACCAGATTCAAAACTTGTAATTTTATAGTTTGCATTTAAAGAATACGCATTATTTATACTGTTATTACTCATGCTGAAAGGACTACTAACAACTATAGCACTAGCATTATAAGTAGAGAGATTATTAGCTTTTAATGTTCCAGTAGTAGCATTAATATTCCCAGTTGTTATAATATCATTTGAATAACAATCAATTAAGCCGTTACTATTGATTTTCATTCTTACTGTTGAATTTGTACCGAATTTTAAACTTAAAGTAGGACCAGCCCAGACATATCCCTCAGAAGTAGAATTATTTAAACCAAATTCTACACCATAACTAGTATTTTGATTAAAAACGCTAAACCCAGTAGCAGTAGCCGAATTATTAGAATTATATATACAAAAATCAGTATTATTTAAAAATGATGTATATAGGTTATAAGGTAATGATATAGTAGGAGAAACAGAAGACCATATACCATCACCTCTTAAATATAAAGAACTATTTGTTGGATAGCCTGATAATGAACTAATCGGTACAGTTCCAAGACTAATAATAGGATCTCCGCTTACTCCATTGCTATTAGTAATATTTAATCCTGTACCAACGCTTATAGAACGAGTAGCAAAAGTATTAGTACCAGTTCTTGCCATTATCCCAGTCGTAGACAAATTTGATAAAGCAGATAATTGAGCGGTAATCAAGCTATCGGCATATCCTTTTGTTGCAACACTAGAATTAGTTGTTGGAGATAAGGCATTAATTATCTCATTATTTTGCATATCAATAGTAGTACCGAAATAAGTACGAAGTAGTGAACCATAAGTTTGTATTTTAAAAGGGTACTGAAAACCATTTGCCGCATGATAAAAATTTATCTCATATGTTCCACTAGGAGAAGAACCAAAACCTGGTTTATAAACAGTTAACCATCTTCTATAAGTACTACCGCTTCCAGACTGAACTATATGTACAAAATGAGGTGGAGGGTTTGAATCTTCTAAAGTGTGATAATTACTATATTCAGCAAACGAACCATTATTAGACCAATCAAAACTAAGAGTAGAACCTACCATCGTTTGATAGTTATTTAAAGTGGTAGCAATTGAACTACTACCACTTCCAGTAATTGCACCAGTTAAAGTTAGACTAGTTATTGGAGGGTTACCTGCTGTTATACTGGTTAATTGCCCTTGAGCGTTAACTGTTAAACTAGAAGGATAAGGGTATGTACCGCTAGTTACTGCTGTATTGCTTATACCGATAGTAGGGTTTCCAGATATACCATCATTATTAGCAATAGTTATTCCCTGACCGGCTGCTAAATTTCTACCAACGTAATTATTACTCCCTGTTTTTATCATTAATCCTGTTGCAGCAAAATTTGATAAAGCTTGCAACTCTAAACTTAAAGTTAGATTAATAGTACCGCTACTTGTAACAGGTGAACCAGTAACACTTAAACCGTTATTTGCAGTTATACCAACCGAACTAACTGTTCCACTACTTCCGCCTAACGCGATCCAACTAGTGCCGTTATAAATCTCAAACAGTCCTAAAGTAGTATTAAATCTTATCATACCTACTTCTGCAAGAGTAGGTCTTTCGGAAGTATTACCAACTGGAATTTTTATTGCTGTTTTATCTAAAAATTTTACTGGTTTATTAAAAGTAAAATTACTGTAATCATATTCAAATATTGGATTTTTATAATCCCATCCCCAGCTTTGAGTAAAAAATGTACTAATTGTTCTTTTTACATCGTACAACCCAAATTTCTTAGGAAACCTATAATAGTCATCTCCGCTATCTTCATTATGGAAATCACACTCAAATACAAACCCTTTATATACTGGAGTAGGATTTGGTATTGGTGCAACATGATATTTATTTTGATATCCAAAGATACCAATATGGAGCGGAGCTAAAGGTGAATCATATCCAAGATGATCTCCTCCACTATCCCAAGCAAATAAACGGAGTCCTGCACTTGACCTATGGCTACTATTTCTCCCGTTTGAATCAAACCATAATGTACTATAACCCCTATCATCTGAGTTATATCCTGATGGATATCTAAACTCAAAATCACCTACTGCATTATGTCCCTCATCGTTTAAATCAGCGGATTTATATGTATTTTTTATATTTAAACTTTGACCTCTAATATAATCACCATAAGCTTTACCAGAGGCGGCTAATCCCAAAAATCCTAATATTGTCCCAAGTATAGTAAGTGATTGTACACCAGCTAAAGCCGCTATTTGAGCTTCTATTTCAATCAAAGCAGCTTTATTCGATATTAAATCTGCTGCCGTACCCGCTGCCTCTGTCATTTCAACTGAGGTAGCTAAACCAACGGCATTTTTTACTGCATCTGTTACTTTACTTGCTTGAGATAAAGTAACATCAATCATATCTATAGTATTATTTACGCCACCTATTGTTTTTACAATTTTATTTAGATTGCTAGCTTGCTGAGTTGTTATACTAAAAAAATCAACAGTATCTTTGACGCCAACAAGTAATTTTACAATTGTTATTAGTTTATCTATTTTATTATTAATATCATCAGGAGCAAGATAATCAGTGCCTTTTACTGCTGGAACTAATTCATTAAAACTATCACCTATTTTTATTAATGAACCAGCTGCTATACTCGTCAAAGCTAATTTAGTAAAACTACTAGCGATTCCAGTTAATATATTAATTGTATTTGCAATCGGGTAGCCAAATTCATTAGGGTTATTTCCTCTCGTGGTAAATTGCGTTGGAGCAATTAACTTATGCCCAGCAAGAGGGTAAAGCGGGTCTAATATAACTAAATTACCTATAGGGATATTTGCCGTATTAACATAATCCTCGCCTGAAATAGCAGTTGATAAAGTACCAGTACCATTATTTACTGTGTTTTTAAGTAACCCAGTCTCTAACGCTCCGAGTGATTGAGCTTTAGTAAAAGTATATGTTGTTCCAAGTCCATATAGTTGCTTTAATGGTTCTGGAATAAGATACATCTTAGGATTTTCCCATGTAAATTCTACTGTAGAACTTCCTACTATAAAATTGGCATTATCAAACCGCTTCATTATTTGTGCTGCTCTTACCTGTGTCATCGCTAAAGATGAAGAGATATCAGTTCCTATTGGATTTCCGAATGTATCATACTTAGTAGCGTAAATCTGAGGTAAAAATGGACCAGACATCACCCAGTCAAAAGCAGATAAATAGTCAAACGTAGGGTTAGGTATTCTAAAATCGCCAGTTAACCCACTTATGGGATTGGGGAATAATGCCTCAGCTAAAGGCGGTAAATTTATAATACCTATATGTAATTGTGGGACAGGTTCATTATAATAATCACCTATCCATATTCGGTTATGGTCTAGTTTTTTTAATTCTTGGAAATTTCCTATTTGTCTTTTTAAGTCAATGATAGCCTGTTTAATATCAATTAATATTGGCGATGGCTGAGCTATATTATTTTTATTACCTACTAATACGTAGTCTTTGTTACAAAAAACATTAAAATTTAGTTTATTTTCTTTAAAATCAAAAATTTTTGTCCAACCCGTATTATCAAGACTACCAAGCAGGCTATACATACTCTTCTCTACAGCATCAAAAGCCATCATTCCTAAACTGCGTCTTTCAAGAGATATCGCTTCTCTTTCTACAAGAGATGCAACACTATGAATCCCGCCTTTTCCTAAATTATCTAAATGTGTTGGATAATTATCTAATAAACTAATCGGTCTAATATACCCAGTGACTTTTATTCCGTTCATGCTGTTAAGTGCGTTAATATACTTGAAATCTTATCGCTTTCGTTTGAATAATGAGTATCAACTAAATTAGCAAGGCTTGTAAACCATTCTGAAGTACTATTATCCATCTCATTTGGAAAACCCTCCGGAAATTTAGGTTGAAACTTGTAGTAATAAACATCACGAGCTAGCCTATTACTTAAATAATCTAAATAATACCTACTCCACTCTTCCGCTCCAGTCATCGCAACATTCATGATTTTAGCAGCTCTAATTGCTGAATGTTCCAAATCTGTTGACGCTCCTCCGCTACCGTCAAAACTCATATTTCCTATACCGCATCCTACATCAACTATAACAATTCTAGTAACTTTTGGTTTTACAGTTAATCCAACGTTAATTGCTTGTAATATCGGATCATTGGCATATATTCCCCCATCGCTATAAATATGTCCGTTAAAAATATGTGCAGGTAAATATATAGGAGCTGCACTTGTAGCTCTGCAAACATTTACTATAGTTTCAGTGTTTCCTATAAAATAACTCGGATCATTAAAATTAGAAAATACAACATATCTCTTCATATCTTCTTCATAAGCGGGAATAACAACAGGAACTTTTAAACTGGCAAGCGTATCAGTACCAAAATTGTTTACAAGTACCTGTTGTAATATGTTATGTCCGTAGTTTGAGTCTTCATAAGCAGATTTATAAAAAGGGTCATCAGTAGCAAACAGGTAAGCCTTTTGTACTAAGTTAGGTCTATTAGAATCACTATTGGCATTATGACTACCTGATGCTTTTTCTGTTGTTGTCCTAATCGTAAATACTCTTTTAGCATCTCGAAGAAAAAAAGACTCCATATAATCAGGAGTACGCCCGTAAGCATAACCGCAGGTAAGTATCCCGCCAATACTTGTGCCGCACATAGCATCGATATATTTCCAGAAATCAGCTTGCGGTATTCCCCATTGGTGTAAAAATTTCTGCATAAAACGATTAGCACCATACCCTTTAGCTCCTCCACCGCAAAAACTAAATACTCTAAGTGTATTTTCATCCATTTTTAATACCCATCACAAATTCTTCGTGTATTTCATTTAAAGTACGATAACAATTATACTTAATACTTAAACCATACTCATTCGTAATCGTTATCTTCCGTACCTCATCAAAAACCAGAGCTATATCGCTTGAAATTTCATAAAACACATAGTTCTCACCTAGGCTTTCTGGATAACAGAACCATTTATAACCTACCCCTTGAAAGTAATACTCACCGTAAATGTCAAGGGCAAGCTCTTTAGCTCTTAGTATACTAAGCGGATTCGTATTATTATCTGGAACCCAGTCCATTATATCGTCGGTATACTCGCCATAATATATTTTATACTTAAAACCAAGAGTAATAACGCTCTGAAAACTAGTACCAGTAGTATCATATGCTAAAAGAGTAAAATCAACATTTTGGGGAACATTATAAGTCACACCTAAACTCTGAAATTCAAAAGGCGATCCAGATACTTTTTCTACAACAACTTCATTACCTTGTAGTAAAGTTATTGAATCTGGCTCTAGCAATAGGTCATTTTCTATTGAATAAGCAGCAGATAATGTTTCAGATATTAAACTATAACCAATTTCTATGGTTTTAATAAACTCCGCTCCACCCTGTTTTTGTATAGAAAAAGTAGAAAAGTAAGGCAATTCAACTCCGTATAATAACTTCGTCATCAATGTTTTAAAATTGGTATTCTTAAACCTTGTACCTTTAGGTAATCCACCGAGTTTAAAAGGCATTGGTTTTGAATTAGTATAGGATACACTCTCGCTACTACCTCCGCCTCCACCTCCATAAAAGTTATTAATTGCTACTTTGCCAGCTTCAATGTCTCTATCATCAGTTTTGATAATTAAATATCCGCTTCCGTCTATTTTAGCATCCCTGATTCCATTGCCACGATCGCCTTTTATACTTTTTCCATCCTGACCAGCCGACCCTTGCTCTCCTTTATCACCTTTGTCGCCTTTAGGAAGTTTTATACTCTGTACTAGCGAGATAACCAGCTCTCTTAAACGTTCATAAGAAGAAAGCGTTTTTTGTTGCAGGATTAGCTCTACATCAGCTAAAACCTGATTCTTTATAGCTTCTTCGTCAGCATCTCTACCATCTTTTCCATCCCTTCCTTCTGGAATTACTATTTGACCAAACTTTTTATCTATAAAAGTAGCAACATCTTTTTTTAGTAGTTCTATCTGATCCAGCACCAAGTTATCAAGGATAGTACGTAACATATCCTCTATAACTAAAACTTCTGCCTTTACTAAAACATCTAAGGTCTGCTTTAAAACTTCTATAATTTTCTCTTCGTCAGCATCTCTGCCGTCCTGACCATCTTTCCCTTGTGGAATAACTATATTACTAATTGCAGATTCAACTATTAAATCCAATTTTTCTTTATATTCTTGGAATAAATCCCTAATTATTATCTCTATTTTAGAGTAATCAACCTCCCCGTCTTTGCCGTCTTGCGGGAGAGGTAAAGATTTAAATATTAGAGAAATTTCCTCTTTTAAGCTTCCTTCTAAGAGTGATTTTAATTTTGTTATAATAGCTTCCTCATCAGCATCTTTGCCGTCTTGAGCAGAAGGAAGCTGAGTGATAATATCTCTTATATTAGAACTAACCTCTTTGAACCGTAAATCAATAATATTATTAATAATGATTTTTAATTCATCGATAATATCAGCAGTATCTAGCGTCTCAAACTTGGTCTGTAAAACTGGTAAAGAAATTTTGTGTTTAAATCCGTTATGATATTCAACGACAATCTGTTCATCAATTTTTAAAACTGACTTTACATAATTTTGAGCCTGTACCTTTTCTGCTAACTCCCAAAGTGTAGCAATAATTAAATCATTCACTTGCCTTTTACCTTCTCGTAAAGCTCATCAAGCACTTTCTCAGTCTTAGCTTTTTTTTCTTTTTCTTTTTTTGAACTTTCTTCTCCATCGGTACTTAATAAATCCTTATTATCCTCATCTATCAATAAAGTATCATTTTCAGGTTTAGAAAGCTTAATGTTAATCTGAAAACTACCCTGACCAAATCTCTCTTGCCAGCATTCGATAGGGTCAATCGCTCCCCGATCAATATACATGCAATCAATTTCTGCTTGTTCTTTCTTGATTTTAGACAATTCAACATCTGATGGCGAAGTTAGAGGCGGAAACTCCCACTCCCAGTTCAAAGGTTTGGCCTTCCATTCACTTTGATTTTTTATTAATTCCAAAGCCCAGGTAATAACTGGCTCTATCTGGTCAGTCCTATAACCACGCACTATATCATACCAGTTATTTAAATCACTTGTTCCAGTTGAATTTAAACCCGCAGGCGATCTGCCAAATAATTTAGTAGCTGGGATGCCAGTAACTCCGCAAATAGTTTCTGAAAACCTATCCCATAAATCGCTAAGTCCTGCAACCGAACTTGATTTTTTCTCATAATCCTCCGAACCGTCTCCGTCTAGGAGAATTGCATTGGCAATAGAACGTGATAAATCTATATGCTCCATTCTTTTGAGAATTTCAGCATCACCCCCTTGCGTAGATAATTTCTCAGCTAAACCGTTCATCTTCATTATAACCTGTACAAAATCCTGTACTATTTCAGTAGAAGCAATGGCAATTATGCCGTAATTTCTTAAAGCGTTATAACAGACTTGCAGGCTTGAATTATCCCATCCGCCATTCTTAGTTTTCTCAAAAGGATCGGTTAAGTCCCCATTAATTAAAAAACAACGGGAGCGATGAACCTTAAAAAAAGGCTTTTCTATAAAACTATTTAATGATGTTATGGTGTAGTACTCGGGTTCGCCGTAATATTCCTTTAAA